CAAGACTTTTTAAACATTTTTTGTATTTTTTCTTCAACTAAATTTGATTCTACAAATCTTATCAATTCTTCGCGGAACTGTTTATTCTTAAGACCTTTACTATATAATCCAACTTTTCCGTAATAACAAAATGTGCATTTATTATCTTTTTCTGGAGTTCCAAAATATTCGCTACAATCTACACAACTACCTTCGGATATTGTTTCTTTTATATCTGTCATATTCATAAATTATTTTACGGTATAAATTTATATTTTCAATTTTATATATAGTTCTAATATATATAAAATGGGAAACACCGGGTCAAGACAACAAAAAACCGGTTCTGATGAACCTAGTAATTCAGAAGAATTTAAAAAAATGAAAATAGAAAATGTTATTGATTATATTGCAACAAAATATATGACAAAGGCTAGCTTTCAGGACCTCAGAAATTTAAATAAAAAAGAATATTGTGATAAATTAGTTATTTTGACATCAAAGGTAATAAAACACCACTTGAATGATATTGAAATATCATATATGGATCAACGAACAAAAGGAGGTGTGGAAGTAAATAAATTGGATAAAAAAAAGGTACTTTATTTAGCTAAAAATGATTTTGACAGGTTAGATATTACTAGTAGTATCCGTAAAAAAAGGATGTGTATAGGTGTAGCTAAATTTTATATTAAAATTGCTCATTTGTTTGCAGCAATTGCAATGGCTATTAATCCTATCTATACATACACAGATTCTACTGGTATAGAAAGGTCTGTATCTTTAATGGAAAAAAAAAATATTCCTTCTAATTTAAAAATTCGATATGCAAAAAACAGTTTATGTTCTAGAAGAATAAAGGCCTTAATGACAAAACAAAATACAGAAAATGGTATTATTGTAAAACCTGAAAACTGTTCAATGAATATTAAAGAACAAAGTATAATAGATGGTATAGATGTACCTGTTATAACAACAGGAACAAAAAATCTTGACGATGAATCAGGTATTCCAGAATTAGAATTACTTTATTATGATGAATACGATTTCAACGAAGGGAAATACTATGGAATGTCAGATAAAGCAACAAAAGAATATGAAGCCGATGTAGCTAAGTTTTATAAAATGTTTACTGGAAATAAATCTGTACCCAAAAAAATTAAAAAGTTTTCAGATATTCCTTTAAAGGATTTTCATAATCAAAAGTTATGTACTGAAAAAAATAGCCTATGGTTGAAATCTTATAAAGGTAAAACCACAGATAAGCTATTTAAACATTATGCTGACCATCTTAAAGAAATGATGGTAAAATCGCAACGCCAAGAAAAATCGTTATTAACAGTAATCTCTAAATTATTTTCTTATTGGATAGACCCTGTAAAACAAGAAAAACAATTAACAATAAATCCAAAAATAAATGAATCGTCATTACAAGTTTTAATTATAGAAACAAGAAAAATTTTGATTGGACTTTATATTACATGTGAAAGTGACTTTCAAAAGGGGTTAGAGATTTTTGAGGCTATTATAAAATCTAAAATGTTGCAAACAGCAAAAAGAAAAATAAGTAGTTTTGATAATATGAGTGATGATTTAATGGTTGAAGAAGAAAATAAAGAACAACAAGATATGTCCGGTGCTATGGAAAGGTTAGACGTAATGGATCATGAAAATAAACAAGAAGTAGGAACGCTAGAAAATAAAATACCTGCACTTGAACAAATGCCTCTTGAGGAAATGCCGCTACAGGAAATGCCGCCACAGGAAATGCCGCAACAGGAAATGCCGCAACAGGAAATGCCGCCACAGGAAATGCCGCCACAGGAAATGCCGTCACAGGAAATGCCGCAACAGGAAATGGCGCATGAAGAAGATGGTATAGTACAAAAGGGTGAGGAAAGATAAACAATAAATATTTTAATAATTTAGTTATTGTTTTAATTCTTTTTTTAATTCTACAAATTTTCCTATTTCTTGCTTAATTTTCTTTTCATTTTTAAGTAGTTCATTGTTACTTATTCCACCAGTAATATTTTGTAATGTATCCTGCCATTCAGATAATAATTTTTCATCGTTTTGAAATTCTGGATTTTGTTTTTCCCACTTACTTAAAGTTTTTACTTGTTCTACTGTTATATTTTTAATAGTTTTATTTATTTTTTCATGTTGATTATCTTGTTCCCATTTATCATCATCCTTTACGTAAAATTTTAGTCGTTTTTTATCGCTACAATGAATAGGTCGTTCATCTGGAGATAAATCTTTTAATTGTTTAAATAAAATATTTGTTATACCATCGACATATCCATTATTTTTTGAATAATTTAAATCTTGTAAACTAATAGTTATTTTTTTAACAAAATCTTCTAGATTCATTGCGTTTTTACAATTTTCATTTAAATACATGTTAATAGAAATATTATTTGTATTATTACAGTTTGTATTGCCTGCTATTTTTCCTATAGTTTCTACTAATTCACTTGTTAAAGTTGGTGTTTTATTTGGGTCATTTAAATATTCTAGCTCTTTTTCTAATTTTTTGACTTCTAATTGTGCTTTTTGCAACCTTAAATTGTTTAATTTTTGTTCGACATTTTCTATATTTATATTGTATGTAGTTGGTGCATTTTTTTCTGCATTTTTTTCTGCATTTTTTTCTGCATTTTTGTTACATTTTTTTCAGTTATAATAAAATTGCGTTTTTTTGTGTTTCCTAAATTGTTGATTTTGGAAACAACTTGGAAATTTTTGGAAACATTTTTGGAAACATTTTTATTTATGTGCATGCTCCAAAAGTTACATTTTTTTTTATGTTTCCACTCACCACTTCTGGTCTGAAATCTTCTTCCACAAATACAATAATTTATTGTAAATTTTTGCGTTTTTTGCGTTTTTTTTTCTTTTATGGAAACGGTGTTTCCCGCAATATCCATTTTTTTGTGTTTTTTTGTTGATAAATGCCTTTTAAGGTCTGTTTTGTTCGCAGTCATATAGTCACAAATTTTACATATATATTTTCCTTTATTTTTCTCGGTGTTTGCGTTTTTTTCATTTTTTTGCGTTTTTTTCATCTTTAATATATGGAAACATTAAAAAACGCATTTAAGTAATTTTTACAAAAAATGCATTATTTTTATGGTGTAAACTGTAAATCCATGAAAATATCACTCCCTACAACATTGTAGTAATTTGCAATTTATTGCATTTTTTTACACCAAACTTTGTTTTACTTTTGAGTTTTGGACAAATTTAAATTGTCCAAAATGAATTTCAGAGAAAACTTTTACATGAAAAAATGTATAAAAAAATGTGCAAACCATAATTGTGCATTATATTATTTTATTGTTTTTTATCTAACGATGTTTCTATTGTTTTTAACATATTAGTATTATAAATAAGGTTTCCAGTGGGAATATATTTTTTGATATCTTTATAATTTTTTTGGTCTTTTTTGATTGTATTTAGTTTAACGTTACCTTTATCGTTTAATAATAAAGTATTTGTATCCTTTTTTTCGTTATTATCACTTTTTTTAATTATTTGTCCAAACTCATTAACAGTATGACCTGTTTTTTTCTTAATTTGTGTCCTTTGGTATCTAGGTAAATAGTGTTGCCATGATATAAATAATAAATTAGGGTGGGTATATTTAATCATAAACCCATTGTCAATCAGTTTATCAACAATATATGATGTACATATACCGATATCATATTTAGGTATTCCTAAAACGAATTCTGGTATTAAATAAAAACAAAATTTTTCACTATTTCTATTTCTAGATGTAGTTTTAATTTTTTTATGAACTCTATTTAAAATTCTATTATAAACCTGTATTTTTATTTCTTCAGTTTTTTTTTTTTTATCATAAATTTTATCCATTTTAATTTTTTTAGAAAATTTTCCATTCATTATTAAATTTTTATTATAAAAAAAATATTAAAAATTAACGATAATATTTATATAATATATGACAATTAAAACATTAGTTTTAGCTGGAGGCGCATATAAAGGATTAATGCTATTAGGAGCCTTAAATTATTTAAATAGTATACATTTCTATACTATTTCTGATATAACAGATATTTATGGGACATCAGTAGGAAGTTTAATAGGTGTAATTTTATGCTTAAAATTAGATTGGAATGATATAGTAGATTATACAATAAATAAACCGTGGGATAAAATAATTAAGGGTCCTAGTGAAATGATATTAAATATTATAAAAAAAAAGGGTATGTTTGATCGAACCTTTTTCGAATCAATATTTGTAACTTTATTTAAACATTGTGGGTTAAATATTAGTAGCACATTACAAGATTTATTTAATTTTTCGAAAATTTGTTTAAACTTATTTAGTGTTAATTTAACAACATTTAAATTAGAAAGATTAAATTATAAAACGCATCCAAATTTAAAAATAATTGATGCTGTTTATATGAGTTGTAGTTTACCTATTGTATTTCAACCGGTAAAATATAAAAAAAATTATTATGTAGATGGTGGATTAATAAACCCGTATCCATTAAATGTCTGTTTAGATGACGTTGTTGATAAGGATGAAATATTATCATTGGATATTATCAATGAAGATTTCTCTCCATTAGATGAAAATACAAGCTTATTTAGTTTTGGATATTATTTATTTTATAGATTAATGAAGGAAAGTTACAATTACAAAGTTGATAAAAAAATAAAAAATGAAATTATTTTTCCAGCACAACACCTGAATTTATCTGATGCTCAATTACTAATTAAATCAGCAGATAAGAGAAAAGAATATATAAAAAAAGGAGAAACATATGTAAAATTATTCTTTAAATATAAACTATAATACTGAATTAATAAATTCAGTTAAGGAATTTTCGGCGGGTTTAGCTTCATATTCGATAACTTGGTCATCTTTTACTAAATAAATACTAGGATAACCATCTATTTTTTTCCCATTTAAATATTTATTTTCAAAGTTTTCTAAATCCTTAGAATTTTTCTCTCCATTAATCTCGTGAAAATTTATAATATAGTTATTGATTTCTTTTTTGTTAAACTCTTTTTTTACAGATTCCCAAATTGGTTTAGCCTTTTTTGAATATGGACACCAATCAACAGCAAATAAATAAATATCTGCATAACCAGTTTCAGCTTTATCAAACTCTCTATTTTCTACAAAATCAGGGTTAATTCTAGGAGATATATATGAGTTATAAACATAAAAGGCAACTCCTAATAATATTACAGCGATAACTAAAATTATTATAAATTTCTTATTAAATAAAACACCTTTTACTGATTCACCTAAAGAAGAAAGATTCATATTTTAATATATAAGGAGATACTTGATAATATAATTTAACGAATTTAAAGACAGTGATAATATATTATATAATAATGTATCTGCGTAATTATAAAGGGAAATTGGTTTATTTAGATGAATCAAAATACGTTTCAGAAAATGAGCTTTATATTAAAATGTGGATTATCAAATACAATATTAATATTGCTAAATCAGAACAAATTGATAATATTATTAAATACGTATCTGGAGAGAAATCATTTGTATAAAATATTTTCTCAACAATATATAATAGTATGGTAAGAACAAAAAAGAAACAAAATAAAAACAAAAGAAAAACACGTAAAAAAAGATCATCAAAAAGAAAAACACAAAAAATATATACAAAAAAAGATTTTAAGTCCGGAGATGGTATGTTAACTAGTGTCTGGGGTCCATCCTTATGGCATTATTTACATACAATGAGTTTTAATTATCCTGTAAAACCTACTAATAAGGATAAAAGAGAATACAAAAAATTTATGATGTCTTTTTTACATGTATTGCCGTGTAAATATTGTAGAATGAATTATAAAAAAAATATTATAAGTGTACCTTTAAATGATAAGGCGTTAAAAAATAGAAAAAATTTTTCAATGTGGATGTATAAGTTGCACGAACATATAAATAAAATGTTAGGGAAAAAATCTGGATTAAAATATTGTGACGTACGCGAGAGATATGAACATTTTAGATCAAGATGCACTATTGATTTAGATTCAAATACAACACAAATAATACAAATTAAACAAAAAAATAAAACACATAAAAAGAATAAAGAAAAAGGTTGTGTTGAACCACTTTATGGAAAAAAATCAAAATGTATAATTAAAATAGTTCCAAATGATAAAAAAGTAAAAACATTTCAAATTGACGATAAATGTATAAAAAAACGAAAAAATTAATTAATATTATAACTGTTATATTATTAATTAATTAAACCTAGCAAAGCTATTTAATCTAGCCATTGGTAAAGAACTACTTTTACTTCCATCATTCATATTTCCATTACTATCATAACTTCCATCGCCTTGTGATTGCCCTTTTCCACCACCTGCAGCCCCACCTAAAGAAGATGCATTTACTGCATTATAATTAGGTACTTTTTTACATGTAAAAGAT